CCTCTTGGGAATCCCATGAGCCACTCTACCCACTCTGGGTTCAATGTCCCACCATCCAAAGGTTTCCTCACCTCTGGGTGATTGCCTAACATCTTCTGCATTTTGCCTGTTGGTTTCCCACAAGCATCCTCGTTTGCTGTTGGCGTTGGCCACATATTCACTTTGTCTGCTAGGTTCAGAGAATGACTGTTCTTTCCATCCTTCGTTAATCTTCTCCCTGTCTGAGTTAGTTTCATGTTGGGATGTTCTATCTCTTGTGTCGTAGGTGTAGGCCACATTCTGACTGCTAGAGTTAGAGGTGTTCCACCTTGTTTGTATTTTGTCGTTCTGTTCGCTACTTCTGTTGTTGGAGTTGGCCACAGTCTCGGTTCTCTCACTTGATCTTGTAACCTCACTTGTATCTGTTGACCACTTGGTCTTTTCAAATGACCAGAGTCCAGAGCTTTTTTTATACCTGGAAGATTGCTCCCTCCCGAAACTGCGTCTGGTGTACGCCACAGTCCAGACTCTTTCTCTTTTGTGGTTTGCACCGATGCTAGAAGCTGAAATACTAAATGTCCTCGTGGAGTAACCTTCACTCGCCAAGTCCTCAAGTACGGAGTCGAGACCGAGTTTAATATGTCCACTAACATTCTCTCCAATAACCCATGTTGGTTTGAGTTCTTGGATAAGTCTAAAATACTCTGGCCAGAGGTGTCTCGGATCTTGCTCAGCTTTTTGTTTACCTGCAACTGAGAAGGGTTGGCAAGGATATCCTCCGGTAATAATGTCGATTGTTCCAATATCTGTTCCTTTCAATGTGCGAATATCATTAAAAATAGGAACTTCAGGCCAATGTTTTTTTAAGATTTGTTGGCAGTAGGGTTCTATTTCACAAAAGGCTTTTGTTTCAAAATGCCCAGTAGCTTCTAAACCTAAACTAAATCCACCAATGCCTGAGAAGAGGTCTAATATCTTTAATGTCATTCATTTTCTTTCTTATCCCCCTTGTAAATGTCCTGTATTCTTGCTACAGCTTCATCCTTGACTATCCCACGCCCTGAATTTTGTTTAATAGGTGTTTTCTCGTTCATTTCTTTCACGAACATAGCGAACACATCATTTGCTTTATTCTTAGATTTTTTTTTCGATTTTTTCACTTGAGTAATGGTCTCCACATAAAAAGTAATACTCTCTAAAAGAGTCTTTAGGTTGTATTGCAAAACTCCCCCAAGCATCGCAGTATAGACATTTCTTATTTTGTTCTTGTTGTTCTCTTGTCCAATTCAGTATTGTATGATCTGAATGTAGTGTGCCTTGAGGCAAATCTTTTTTGTTAAGGGTGAAATCCATGTTATAAATCCTTTTAAGCTGGTGTAACTCATTGGTAGAGTGCCATATTGGTAATATGGAAGTAGGAAGTTCAATTCTTCTCATCAGCACCAACACAACTGCGTTGCAATAAAAACATTCCGACTTTAATCAATCCATTTGTTATAAGGTTTTTTATGAAAACTTTATTGATAGAGATCATAAGCTCTGTAAAAAATTTTATGAATAGTTACGATACAAATTGCTCTGATAGTTTAAGAACTTACTGTCAGAATGAATACAAGGATAATGCTGATTATGTTTTCGATTATGTGAAAAGACATAAAAGGTTTCCTTATTGAAAAGCCTTTAGAGAATTTCTCTTGTGTTGAAATGGCTTACAATGACAATTGTTCGGAGTCGCTGGGTGGTGGTTAATTTTAATAAAAAGCTAAAAACCAGATAAATACCGGCAAAAGCATGACACATTACTAATAATGATGTGCTTTGTTATATTTATCAGTACTTCTAGAGCCTTCTGTATAACTTTTGTAGAACTATAATAAATTATATATCTGATTTGTAATAAAATATTACAATTTGTTCTGTTTTTGTTCTTTTTTTCTTATAGAAATCTCATGCGAGTTATGAGCTTTTTCGTAATACTTTTAACAAACTCAACACTAATCTTAATCCAATTCCAAACAAACCTTATAACTTTACCTAATATATCCATAAACTTTAGACAATAAACTGACAGTAATGGCATTTATATCTCTACTTACTCCATTCAATCTTAAATGATGTATCTTCTATGTTACCTATATTCATTTGAGATTTGTCTCCATACTTCTTAGCACTTAACTTACTTGCTAACCAATGAGAGTTTCTCATAAAAGTTTCTATCATCTTAACTGTTGAGAGTTCTAGCTTCTTCCCTGACTCATGACTATTCATAGCATTATCTTTTACTAAGTCATTCATCTCACTTAGACTCCATTCAATGCCATCTTCTTTAGCCTGCGAATAAGAATCTCTAAGCTCTGGATATTTGATTAGCCATTGTCTCCAAGTTTCCCAATCAATAGAAACATCTTTCAAGACACCTCTTATTGATCTACCTATAGCAAGGCCTTTAAGTACCTCTTCTACTAATTCTTTATTATATTTACTTGGTCTGCCCATTGTATATCTCTCTTAATGTATTGTGTTTGTTTCATCGTTATGTATTTCATGGAAGTTGTCATGCTCTTTAAATGTATTGATAAAACTTCTAGCCTCATCGTGATTATAAAAATTAGAGAACTTAATTAGAACTGTTGATTTTTCTTCATTATCTAATATATGAAAAATGTGTGTCGATAGATCGGAGTTTGCTAATTCTAGAGAATAAGAGCTTACTGAGTCTTTCATTGGTTCTTTCTTCTTTGCTTTTTTTAAGGTTGCGTTCGTAGTATTTTTTAACTTTTTCATGTAATTTTTTTATATATCCTGGATTTAATTCTACTAAAACACACATTTTATTAAACTCATTGCTATTAATCCAATTTTTAGCTGATTGTTGTATATCTTTTTTGTTTAAACCATAAACAGGATTTACATCACCGATTGAGTCTAATATTGCTCTTGTGATTACTGAGATAATCAGAGCTTCTTCTGGAATCAATGATTTTGGTCGCAACTTACGACCTTACGAATTAATATATACTTACTATCGTTGGTAATAAATGGGAACATTTGAGAACATTTGAGAACATTTGCAAACATTCACTTTTTAAATTCATAAATAGCACGACCAGAACCATCTTCATCTTTACGAATATCCCAGTATTTTAATAAATCTTTATCAAATCCTTTTTCTATTATGGAATGAATTATATTTTGTACTTGCGATAATTTGTAAGTTTTTTTTACATTTGACATAGGTAGTTTTTGTAAAATAACTGAATCGTAAATATGTATATTTCTATTTTTATTAGGAGATTTACTATTCTTACAATAATTATTAATAATCTTTTGATGATCTTCCAGGTTAATTTTTCTTAAATGTTTTAATACGACAACTTTAGTTATATGTTCTTTAAAAATTATCCAAAAGTCATCTATCAGATAAGGATAGTGATAAAGTTCTTTAATCCACTTTTCAATATTTTGTTCAGTCCAATCTTTTAGTTTCATACCTAAAGTTAAATTCATTGGCTTTAGTATTTCTTTTATTTCATTAAAAGAATTTTTACCTAAATTTGGTATTCTTAACATTTCATTTTCTGTTTTTTGCACTAAATCGCCAATATAGAATATATTATCATTTCTAAGACAATTCTCTGTTCTCGTAGTAAATTCAATATGTGTTATTTTTTTTAATAATATTTTTTTATTATATATTTCAACCATATTTTATTTAATTTGAAAGAACTCCACTAAAAGGTCTAAAGCATTTCTCAAATCATCCATTCTTGAATGTCTGGCCGGTAAATTGAGAACGATTACATCCCATAAAAGACTTTGATATTGACCTGTATATTTTAAAGCATCATTTAATTCTTGTTCGCAATCATGTTTTCTTTCATTAAAAAGATTTACACCACTTGCTATACCTTCTAATCTTTGCCAATTAAAAGTTTGAGAAGCATTTTTTCCGGTTATTGTAATTAAACTTTCAAGTTTTTGACCAGCTATAAATCTTAAGGCATTATTTTTATCATCTTTAGGATCAAGAGATTTTTTAGCATAATAATTTTCAATCATTGAATTAATGGCTTTTTGTATGTGTTTTAAGCCCATAATCATTAAAGCATCATCTGGTTTTCTATAAATAGAACCTGTATCTGGATCTCTAAATAAGACTTGGCCTCCTAAATCCATTACATCATTCGATTTAATTTCTTTAGTTTTTTTTTGTTTTTTTTTCTTTTTAGCCATTAATTATTTCCATATAGTTCTTCCATTTCATCAAATTGATTTTGTGTTAGATTGTGCAATAACTTTCCATGCTTCTTGGAAGCCTCCCACTTAGACTTTAAAATTATATTTTTAGTCTCTTCATCTTCATTC